ATTACAAACAAGCGACTCGTGTGATCACGGTTTCCAATGTGACATTGACCGGTGGCGCACCGTCTGTGGTCGACGGAGTTTCTCTAACAGCCGGCGATCGTGTTTTGGTAACAGGTCAAAGCACTGGCAGCGAAAATGGATTGTACGCAGTAGCAGTGGTTGGCATAGGATCAGACGGTACGTGGGTTCGTACCAATGACGGCAACGAAGATGGTGAAATACAAGCCGGCATGATTGTAATGGTCACCGAAGGTGCTACCTATGCTGACACACAGTGGAAACTGACAACTGACGGCACAATTGACATAGGAACAACTGCTCTTGTGTTTGCTCCCAACACTAACGAAAGTTATGGAAATGTTGAAGTTGCTGCCTATCTCGATGGTAGTGCCGGTAATATTATTCCAATTGGAAATAACACACAAACGTTAGGATCAGCAACTTTCCAGTGGAAAGACGTATACGTCGGCCCCGGATCATTATACGTTAATAATCAAAAAGTACTCGAAGACAATTCCGGAACAATCACATTAACTGCTGATGTAGATCAAAATCTTAGTATATTGACACACGGCAATGGTGACATTGAAATTAATCCAGGCGGATTAATACAACTCAAAGGTAATGTCGAAGTAAGTGCTGGATATTACATTAGTCAAGCTGGCGGCGGCAGCATTCAGTTCTCCTCTGGCATTTCAACAAACACAATCACCAGTTTAACTGCTGATACTAATTTAACATTATCTGCACTCGGAACTGGATATGTATATGCCAATGATAACTTGGTTGTTGCCGGAAATCTTACAGTAAACGGCGATGCAACAAATCTTAGTGTAACAAGTTTAACAGTACAAGATAATATTATTACTATTGCAGCCGAACAAACAGGAACGCCGACAGTTGATGCTGGTATATCAGTAGAGCGCGGCGATTTGAATAACACATTGTTAAGATGGACCGAAGGGTCTCTTAAATGGCAATTCACAAATGATGGATCCACTTATCAAAACATAATTGGAACTGGTACAAACGAAGGATCTATTAGTGCCACAGGAAACATTGATAGCGGCAATATTAATGCTACAGGTAACATCACAGGTGGTAACTTAATCACTGCAGGATCAATAACACTTAATCAACTTTCACTAAATTCAGACCTAACAACAGTATCGCCTTTGCAACTTACAGCAGGCTCACTACAAGATGGTGTTGGCGCATTGCGTATTGATGCAGTTGAACCTGACATTTACTTAAACGACACTAACTCTAGTGGACATAGTACTGTAACATTTGCCACTGGAAATGTGGCAGCCGCTGCAATTGGTAAAAATAATAACGAAGACTTTTATATCACAGTTAACACTAGCAGTGGATGGTTAGATACCACATTTATAGCAGATCATTTAACTGGTAACATATCTCTAGGATACAATCTGGCGGTTACTGGCAACATTAATAGCGGCAATATAACCACGGCAGGAACTGTAAATGCTGGTAGTATCAGTGCCACTGGTGCAAGTAACATTGGTGATATGAATGTTGCTGCCGCTTCCGCAATTGATTTCAATACAAGTGTCATTGGAAACATTGGAACGCCTGTTGCTGACACAGATGCTGCTACCAAGGCATATGTTGATAGCTCGCTAAGTACATCAGGATTCAGCATCACCGATGGTGTCACAACTGAAGCAATCATAGCTGGAGACACAGTTGAATTTGAAGGCGACACAAACATAACTGTTTTAGTCAACCAAGTGTCTGGGACAGAAAGCAATGTTGCTCTTTCATTGAATGATGACGTTGTAATTGGCAACAGTTTAAGCGTAACAGCTAATGTAAGTGCAGGAAATGTCAATGGCACCAGAGCCAACTTTACTAATTTAGTAGGTACACTAGAAACAGCCACACAAACAAATATCACCAGTGTTGGTACATTAGGATCATTGAGTGTCACTGGCAACGTAAGTGCTGGAAACGTTGATGGCACAACCGGTGCATTTACAACTGTTACTGGTGCAGGAAGCGGTATTACAAGTCTTAATGCAGATGAACTATCAAGTGGTACTGTACAGAGTGGTAGATTAAGTGGCACATACACCATTGATATCAGTGGCAGTGCAACAACCGCTGGCACAGTCACAACAGCGGCGCAACCAAATATTACCAGTGTAGGAACATTAACCAGTATTACTGTAACAGCTAATGTAAGTGCTGGAAACGTTGATGGTACCAGAGCCAACTTTACTAACCTAGTAGGTACATTAGATACAGCCGCACAAACAAATATCACCAGTGTTGGTACATTGACCAGTGTTACTGCATCAGGTAATATTACAACCACTGGAAATGTCAATATCAATGCCCGTCAAGGCCTATATTTACACGATAACGACAGTTCACATTATGTTGCAATTGTGCCACCAGCAACTGTTGCCAGTAATGTAACATTTGTATTACCTGGTGATGCAGGAACTTCTGATTATGTTTTGTCTACCAATGGAGCCGGCACACTTAGCTGGATAGAACAAAGTGGTGGCGGCAGCAGCGGAGCGTCATCGTTTCCAAACAGCACAGTTACTCCACTACCAAGTTCAGGAGGCAATTTTGATTTAAGTTATAACTATGCACAAACCACACAAGAAACACCATTTGAATCAGGCGGCACAGACGCATTTGGTGTTAGCCTTGGTGAAGTGTATAGCATGATGGATCCAGCCGGCGATATCCCGACGCCAACAGATTTGGGCATCCTTGCCTGATAAATAAGCATAACACTAGGAGAACAAGATGCCAACGGTATTACAATTTAGACGCGGAACTACTGCACAGAACAATTCATTTACAGGAAGTGCCGGTGAATTAAGTATTGATACAGATGTAGATAGTATTCGCGTACATGATGGTTCGACCGCAGGCGGTTTTGAAACAAACGCCAAACAAGCACAATATGCTGACGTTGCAGAACGTTACCGTGCAGATGCAGAATATGATCCGGGTACATTGTTGGTGTTTGGTGGCGATGCTGAAATTACCATTAGTAGTGAAAAACATAGTAAACGCATTGCCGGAATTGTTAGCACAGATCCTTACTGTGTTATGAATAGTCCTAAAGACGAACGCAATGATCCGACTTTTCCTGCAATGGCATTGTTAGGCCGTGTTCCTGCAAAAGTAATTGGCGAAATCCGCAAAGGCGATTTAATGGTTGCTAGTGACACTCCCGGTTATGCAGAAGCATGGCGAGATGAAAGCAACCCCCCATCAGGCAGTGTTGTTGGTAAAGCAGTAGAAGATAAAACTGACGCAAGCAAAGGCACAATCGAGATTTCAGTCGGCCGACTATGATCAGAGAACAATATCGAAGTGATTACGAAGGTGAATTTGTAATCACCGAAAGTAGATGGTCTGGCGGCAAAAAATCACAAAACAGAGAATGGGTTGAAAACCCAATTGAAAACCAACACATCAGCGGCCGAGCTGCTTGTATTGCCAGCGATGTTGACAAAGAACGATTTGACTACACACGCCTACACCGTCATAAAGGCGGGCTACTTGGCTCAAAAAAACTACAAACATACGGATTAGGGTCTATTACCAAAGAGATGCGGTTGGATTTTGCTGTCGAAACCAACAAAGAAATACTCAGTGATATATTAGAACGAACGTATTCAACTGACAATATTGTTTACAGCACAACAAGAAACTGTTTGATGAATCCAGGCGAGTTTTACTTGATACCATACAACACTGTTATGTCTTTAGAAGCACTCATATTATGGTTGGCAGCATTTGATGGTCATAAAGAAATCTTTATGATAGGATACAACAACGAAACACTAGGATTAACCAGTGAATGGATGTCACATGTAAACACAGTTATCAGCGTGTTTCCGTCAGTTAAATTTACGTTGGTTGGTGAAGAAACCATTATGCCAATAGAGTGGCGTAAAAACGCCAATGTCAATTGTATTGACCATCGAACTTTTGTTACGTATTGCGACGTTAGGTAATACTGTTTTCAATAGTAAACATTTTACCACGCACAGCATCGAAATTCACAGTTGACCATAACCCAGGATGCATGGGTCTAGGCCATGTACCGCTGGCAATCCACGCCCACCCAATATGTTCTTCGTTCAATACTGGGGCAAACTCGTTGGCAACGCTGCAAAAGAATGTGTGATAAGAAAATCCTCCATCTGCACTTGTAAATTTTTCTATTGGAACCAACTTTAAATAGTCGGGCATTGAACCCAATTCTTCTTCGCACTCTCGAATCATTGCCGCCATCAGTGTTTCGTCTGATTCGACTTTGCCCCCGGGCAATCCCCAAGAATCTGGATGTCTTGTATCGTTGCGCAACAAATAAAGATACCGCTGTGTGCTGACGCTAAAAAACCAAACCCCAACTGCTGATTGTGTCATTATAGTACAATTCTCCATTGACCGCCTGGGTATAATCCTTGATAACTTTTAACCCAAGTAGTACCAGTCCACTTGTATTGTATTGCAGTGGTAATGTTTGTCACATATTGTAAATTGTCCGGACTCGACGCATTGTCAAATACCACTTGCCATTGGCCGTCGATGTATTCGACAATATCATTGGCTTTGGCAATCAATGGTTGTCCCAACGTACCTTCCCAATCGGCTGCATTACCTGTGTTGCTGCCCGTGGCCTCAGTTAACAAGTAACGTTGCCCAACAGCCGCAGCCGGTAACCCATTGCCAGGACCGCTACGTAATGGATCAATGACTGACCTCACTGGTGACAATGTGTTTTGTGGTTTTGTATCTTCGTCAATAGTAAACAACATAAAGCGATCGTCGCTTGGGTCATATGCAACAGTACCAGCAACTTCGGTACCGTCTTGTTGTTCTAAAAACACTTGACTGATACCAGGACGTAATACACCATACGCACCTACCAATCCGGTCCATAGCAAGTTGCTGGGCGGAGAGTCTGCAGGTGTTAAACTGGAATTTGGTTGATCAACCACTGCACTAGGACGCAGTGCTTGCAATTTATTACCAATCAACAATGTTTGGTAATCCCACGGAGTAATCACAACTCGTGTGCCCAACAACAAATCATTGTCTAGCACAGCATTGGACGCATCGCCGTTGGCGTCGTGTATGTTGGCAATAATACGCTCAACTACGCCCAACTTCTTGACCTTGGCCGGACTTGTGATCCAAATTGGCAACGAGAATGTCAATGTTGCAACATCAATTGCATCGTCTGTGCCAACTGGTACTGATCTAGAAGTCCATTGCGAAGATTCCAACTGAACAACACTCAAACTGGTCCAGTCAATGTAATTGTCTGTGCTTTGTATTTCCAATGCAGGGTTAAACAACACTGCTATTTGTTCCAGCAATTGAAACTTTTGGTTTGTGTTAGACGTCCATACATCCAGTTTCAATGTCAACTTGTACGGCACCGGCATCAATCGTTCAATTGTAAATGCATTGCCTTGTGTGGTTTCGTATGTTTGAGTGTTCTCATCGTATGTGCGTTGACGTACCGAAGTCTTGCTTACAAAATATGGTTCTTGCATCCGTGGACGATCGTAATCAAATCCTGAAATGTAAAACGACATCATCGGAACAGATGTCATAAAGTTTGCTGAATTATTTTGTATAATATTTTGTACTTGACGACTTGAATCACCATAACGAATTGGCACCCGCACTAGTGTGTGTGCAGTTCCTTCTTCGTTGCGTCCGTATTCAACTTGAAAGTTTGAAAAAATACGTGTGAATTGTAAAAGGAAACGACGTATTTGTTCGTCGTAAAAAAAGTACGGATTAGTGTTTGCCCCTTCGGTTGCCATTTTGTTTATTACCCGCCGTTGTCTGCGTCTGGTTTGAGTATGTCACTCAAACTTTGACGACTTGGAATAGCACCACGATCGGTGGTTTGCACAGTTTCTCTATTGTTAACAAATCCTGCTCTTAGTGAAGAATTCTTGTATGTGGTTTCGTCGTAACCAGCGGCTGGCTCAAACACAGGTGCAGTACGCACACTGTCTTCGATTTTGATCCATGATCCGCCATTGAATCGGAACAAACGATTTGGAAAGTAATCCAAGCGCAATGCATAATCGCCAGCGGCTGGATTAGACGGAAATCCAACACCGGCTGTGATTGGCAAGCCATTGGGAGCAACGCCGTCGCCTGTTAGGTAACCAACTGTGTAACCATCTGCACGTGGTGTAGTGCCTTCACCGCCTTGTGTGCCATCCACTGTTGGGTTTGAATCATCAGCGGTGAGTCCTGCTTGAGCAGGTTGTCCATCTTCTGCGCTAGGAAGAATATAAAATTTGACAGTATCGTAACCTGTCAACGGAACTTCCGCTGCGGCTTGTGTTAATATTGCATCGTTGATTTGTAAATCTTTTGTGCGTGTGGAAGTTTTTCCACCAATTGTATCTGGAGTTTTTTCTGTCCAGTAGTCAGTGTTGGTGATAGGAGTTCCTGGAGGAACTTCTTTGCTGGCAGTATAATATTTGTCACCATTGTTGACAACAGTACCAGCAGGATACAAATTACCCGGATCCCAAATGTTGTTTGGCTCAAACGGTTGCTTGGTAATGCCGTTGTATTCTTGGGCATTGACCATTGGTGTGGCTTTGACACGCCACAAGTGTGGCAACCAAGTTTGGCTAAAGCCCTCACTGGCAAATGATGCGTCTTGAATCACATACCATTTAGGCAATGCTTTAACAATACTGGTATCTAATGGGTGATAATCTTTTAAATTCGGAACTTCGATTACATCCCCGCTCATGAGTTTGCGCCCAACAGTATCGATCATATCATTATAATGAAATGTAATGAACAATGTGTCGTTGTTTAAAAATAATCCAAATTGAGTTAAATTGAAATCAATGTCCGATACACGATAAACACCACGTTGAACATATACATCTGGATCGTATTGTCGATCTCTATTTTCTAACAATAATAAATCTTCGATAAACAAAGGATTTTGAGTATCATAAACAGGCAATGTAGCATCTGCATCACCTGGATCACCCGTAGATGGTCCGATATATTTGTGGATATATATGTCAAGCCCGCCTACAGTATACATTTCGGATATAGTTCTATCCAAAAACTTGTAATCGGAGGTTTTATTTGGTCTATATAAACTTAAACGGGGCATAGTGTATTATTTAGCTATTCTTTTTGGTGCTTGACCAGAAAAACAACTTGTGCTATAATAACAGCATAATTAGCAGTTTGGAGAACCTTATGAATGCAACAGCCACCCGTGTCAAAGCACTAAACCCACGTAGCCCCGACACTAAATTTATGGGTCACGAACCCACATGGACAATCCAGCCCAGCACAGAAAGCCGAGTTGGGGCAGTGTCATTGGCATTTGCTTGGTACAATTACTTTTACAATAAAAAAGATGCTCGCGATATGGTTGTTGCATATTTAGAACATCATGGTCGTAAGGCAGATGTCAAACGTCTTCGTGGTGTAAGCGACGCTACTCTACGGTTGACCACTGCTTGGTTGTGTCGCATGAGCATGGTAGGACTGCAACTCACTGAGCACGAGCAAACACAACTCGACACAATGCTCAACGAAACACTTGGCTCAAAACAACAAGAAGTAGTTGTAGCAGATCCCAATGCGGCCACCATTGTCAAGATCACTATCCAAGATCGATTGCGAGAAAAACTAAGCGAGTGTGCCGGCGAACTAGAAGGCATGTTTGACGAGTTTATCGCAGATGGTGCCAAAATGAGTGCAAGTTACAAACCCATTGCTACAATTCGTGGCATGAATGTGGCACCACAGATGGTCAAAGACATTGCCGCTATTTGGCAAGAAAAACTTCCTGAATTTGAACAAGCAGTGGCTGGCAAAGACAAAGAGCTCAGCGAAGCATACAGTCACCTTACCAAAATTCAATTGCGCAATGTGATTAAATTTTGCGAAGCAGTGATCAATGACTGTGGTGCATATGTTCAAATCAAGAAAGTTGAACGCAAGCCGCGCCAAGCAAAAGTTGTTAGTCCTGAAAAACGTGCGGCCAAATTCAAGTACCAACTAGATTTTGCGGATCTCAAACTTAAAAGTTTGCCTGCTTCTAGTTTGGTGGACAAGAGCGAAGCCTGGTTATACGACACTAAAAAGCGTAAACTTATTCACGTTGTAGCAGACTCGCATGTGGGGTCTTTTACTGTAAAAAGCAACAGTATCATTGGATTCTCAACAGTGGAAAGCCAGCAACGAACTGTGCGAAAACCTGCTGAAGTCATAAAAGCAATGAGTGCCGCGGGCAAGCCAGCTGCCAGAAAGATTTATAAAGACCTAACAACTACAGAAACTGTGTTCAACGGTAGAGGCACAGAGAACTTGATCATACTGAAATCTTGGTAAATAAGTAGGAACGGAGTTCCTACATGGCCATTGAAGTTGAAACAAGTCTTAACACATTAAAGCAAGATCTTATTGAATATGTTCGCCTACAGTTGGGTTCGCAGATTATTGATCTTGAACTTGATGCTGAACATTATGAAGCGGCTTATCAACGCACACTAGGTGTTTATCGCCAACGTGCCCAAAATGCGTACGAAGAAAGCTACAGCTATCTAGAGCTTGTGGATGGTGTCGCCATTTATGATTTGCCACAAGAAGTGATTCAAGTCAAGCAGATCTTCCGTAGAACATTTGGCAATTCACAAGGACCGTTTGCATCAAATTTTGATCCGTTTGCTCAAGCACAGATGAGTGTGTACTTGATGAACTTCAACGTGTCAGGCGGGCTTGCTACATATGACTTTTATAGTCAATATGTTGAATTGGCCGCAAGAATGTTTGGTGGCTACATGAACTTTACATGGAATCCTGTTACCAAAAAACTACAGTTGATTCGTGATCCAAATGGGTCCGGTGAAAATGTACTGTTATGGACATATAACCTAAAGCCTGAATTCAACTTGTTGCGTGATTTCCAAATATCACAATGGGTGCGTGACTACATGGTTGCCAACTGTAAAATGATCATTGGTGAAGCCCGCGAGAAGTTTGCATCAATTGCTGGTCCGCAAGGTGGCTCCACACTAAACGGTTCTGCAATGAAATCCGAAGCACAAACACAAATGGATATCTTGGTGCAAGATCTCAAGAACTATGTTGATGGTTCAGAACCGTTGTACTGGGTAATTGGATAATGAGAGCAAGCGAGTTTATAACCGAACACACGCTGGTCTGGGCACGTAAAAAAGGTAGCGGCGCACCTGTTATGAAATGGCGTTGCACCAGCGGCCCACGCAAAGGCCGTGTAGTGCCTACAGCAGCCAAATGTGGCGATGCTCCGGACATAGCCGCAAAAGAACGCATGAAAAAAACACGGGCCAAAACAAAAATCATGCAAGCACGTAGAGCTAAAAAAACAAAAAAAGTCAATCCAACAAGCCGGCTGGTAGGACGTTTGAATAAAAAACGCTAGACATTATACATTGTATAGTGTATAATTTCAATATATGTGGAAATGCCTAAATAACCCAAACAATGAAATCCGAGATGTTGTAATTGTTACTGTACCTTGGACCGACTCATCAATGCCACTAATGGCACCTGCTGTATTACGACCCGTTGTAGAAAAAACCGGCCACTCGTGTTTGGCAATAGACTTAAACGTTGAAATATATCATTGGACACGACAACATGCTGATCAACAAGATCTGATTAGATTCTTTTTTGACGAGTATATTAGTACAAAAACTGGTCCAATTCTCCATCAGATGTTGTTATCGATTGCTCAAGGCATTGTGAGTTGGCAACCAAAATATGTAGGATTGAGTTTGTTTAGTTATGTATGTCAACATTCTGCAAAATGGATTGCATATTACATAAAAAAACTCAACCCAGATATCAAAATACTAGTAGGTGGCCCTGGATGTTTAGCAACGTTTACAGGACCTTCTGAATATATTAATAATATGTTAAATCAAAAATTGTTTGATTACCATATAAGAGGTGATGCCGAACACAGTCTATATGAGTTATTAACGGGCAATGTTACGTTCCACGGAATTAATTCGTTGAAATGGAAAGAATTAGATCAAGATGAACTACGTGCATTGCCAATGCCGAATTATTCAGATTATGATTTTGAAATTTATGATAAAAAAGCGTTACCTATTATTGGAAGCCGCGGTTGTGTAAGACAATGTAAATTTTGTGATTATATTGCTAATTGGAAAAAATTCCAATGGAGGACAGCCGCCGACATTTTTAATGAAATGTTACATCAAAGCGAGTTATACAATATTAACACTTTTAAATTCCAAGATTCGCTAACAAACGGTAACCAAAAAGAATTCCGTAGATTAATAGAATTATTAGCAGAACACAACATTAATAACCCAGGCAATCAATTTACGTGGAGTGGGTATTATATATTCAGAGATATAACTGCATCGTCCGAGAGTGACTGGGAATTAATCCATGCAAGCGGCGCCACTACGTTAATGGTCGGAATTGAAAATATCAATGAGCATATACGATTTGACATTGGCAAAAAATTCACAAACGAATCAATAGATTTTCACTTCGAACAAGCAAAAAAATACAATATTCTCTTGGCTATATTAAACATTGTAGGATACGTAAACGAAGTTGAAGCTGATATTGACGCAATAAAACAATGGCTCCGTGATCATGTACAATACAAAGATATTTTACTGTTACAATGGGGCGCCACACTTGGAATTTTTCCTAACACCTACTTATCAGAACACAAAGAAGAGTTGGGTATAAAAATGATAGGCAATCAGCCGTCATTATGGGTCAATGAAAGCACTGGAAGTAACCCCGCTCTTAGAGCCAGATGGGCCAAAGAAATACAAACCCTTAGTAAGCAACTTGGTTATGCAGTAACTGAAAACCTTGACAATCACTTTATATTAGAAACTTTAATAAATGACTAATTTTAATAAGTGCAATATTAAATTTAAATTTGAATTTGGAAGTATTGAACAACGTTCAATGAATATAACTGCAATGTGCAATAATAAGTGCTATACTGTTGACAAATCTGGGGTTATAGAATTTGAGATTTTGTTACCAACAACAATAATATTGGATGTTTCTGGGAAAAATTATAACACAGATACTATAGTTGCAGCCGACGGAACTATATTACAAGATATATTTGCAAAGATAGATTCGATAACCATTGACAATTTTCCATTGAACCAGTTATTTTTGCACCAGCGTATTACATTAAGTACCGATACTGATCAAAATGTTATAACTTCGTATTTTGGATTCAACGGCACTGTAACAATTGAACTAAAAGAGGACACAGTGTTTGCGCAATTATTGTCAATGAATTCATGAATAATAAATTAAATCCAACAGCCAAACTGTTCGATGCAGTTACGTTGGAATAAAAAGAACAATTAATAAGTTTGAATAAAAAACGCTAGACAAACTGTTATAAAGCTGTTATACTATACGTATGGCAGACTTAATGATCGATCTTGAAGGACTTGGCACAGGTCCCGACACCACAATACTAACCATAGCCGCACAGAGTTTTGATCCTCTGGGCAACGGCTACAACGAACGCTTTTATTATGCTCGAATTGATCTTGAAAGTCAAGAAGCTCGTAGCATACAGCAAGACACAATAGACTGGTGGGCAACCCAGCCTGCTGCCGCACGTGACGAAGCATTCAATGAAGCAGATCGTATTCCACTGGATCAAGCACTGGATGAACTTGGCAAAATAATATGGCAAAGCAAACGTATCTGGGCACAAGGTCCCACATACGATATGAACATACTGGAACACGCATACAAAAGCTACAGCAAGCCGTTGCCGTGGATGTTCTATGTGGTTCGTG